GGGCTGGACTAAGCTCGATCAGCCAGTCAGTTCAAGATGGGATTAGTGCATCTACTGGAGAGGCTGTTAACCCACATCAAACATTAACATTCGATGGTGTTGCTCTAAAAGATCATACTTTCACATTTGAATTTGCGCCAGAAAACACAACCCAGTCTGAAAAAATCAAAGATGCGATAAGGGCCTTAAAGAAAGCTGCTCTTCCTGAGTATCAGGCAGTAGGTGGTGGCAACGGCGGCGGCGGCAATACCTTAAGTCGTGGACTTCTAAAGTATCCAAACTTAATTGAAGTTTCTTTTATAGGATTAGATCAAAATTTCTTTTACAGCTTTAAGCCGGCTATGATACGAGATATAAGTGTTGATTATTCTCCTCAGGGAAATGCTTTGTTGAACGGAGGAGGTACTGGTGCTAGACCAGCATTTATTACCCTAACCATATCGTTTAAAGAGCAAGCAATATGGACTAAAGAGGATTATAATTAATATGCCAGATTATTTCAAATACTTTCCAATAACTACATATAATGGAATGAGAGTAACAGACATATCTAAACGATTTAGGATATTGGAAACTCTTGAGACAGATCCTTTTGCGTATTATCCTTACACTGTGAAAGAGAATGAGAAGCCGGAAGACGTTGCAAATCTATATTATGGAGACGTGTCCCTCACTTGGGCAGTCTTATTGGCAAACAATATCATAGACGTGGACAGTGATTGGCCAATGAATCAGTTTGACTTTGAGTATTACGTAGCAGATAAATATCTCGACAGATACAAACAGTGGTTATACAAAGCAAGACCCAATAAATTTACTGAAGTACGATCCACAATGGAGCAGATACTTAGATCATTCATTGATGATAAGAACGTCGAATTTTCAGATCTGAACTTGGATTCCAAATATGAGAATTTTTTCAACTTTGTCAAGCAAGACACACTTGACTTTAACGGAACAGGAAATCTAACATTAGATGATTACAATATAATCACTAATTTAGAGTCTTATGAGGGAGCACTAAGAAGTCACATTCTTGAGATATACGAAGAAGAAGATCCAATTCGAAGAGTTTTGGAGTTCACTCAAAATACCAAGATCAATGATAATATTTTATATATTGAAGGTAAACTGCCAGAAGAAATTACTCCAGTTCGCTACAATAACGAATCTTTTTATAACATTGCTTATTACGAAGAAGGCGCTGTTGATGAAAGCAGTGAACTTTACGTAGCACCATTAGGCGCCAATTGGACCAAATTTAGAATGTATGAATACGAAAATATATTAAACGAAAACAAAAGAGTGATCAGATTGGTCAATAAAGAGTATGCTAATCAATTGAGACGTGATATCAGGAAGATTTTTTAAATGTCTGAGTCATTACGTACCGCAGGTGAATTTGATTTATTAGAAGCCACTATAACTTCAATGGGCAGTGGACAATCTGTAGACATCAAAAGCCTTACAAATTATTTTGATATTATCGAAAATGTGTTTTCGACACATCTGTATGGTTCAATAAAGGTTACAGACGCAACCAGTATTTTACGAAAGCTTCCTATCACAGGAAAAGAATTACTAACAATACGAACCAAAGACTTTTTTGGAAATGAAGTCACGGACGTATTCTTTGTTTATGCTATGACAGAGTACGGACTAGTGTCTGAGCAGGACACAAATCTAGCATCCTATACTTTACATTTTTGTAGTAGAGAGAAGTTTATAAGTGACACAAACTATGTACAAAAAGCATATCGTAATGAAATACATGGACAAGTTGCTAACATATACAATGAATTTATAGCGGCGAATGAAGGTGGAGAACTGAACAGCTCAGCTAAAGGATTTAAGCAACTTGTCGCTCAAGAAACTAGCAATAAAAGTACGTATGTGATTCCAAAATATAGACCAGATGATGCAATCAGATTCTTAGCAAAGAGAGCGAAGTCGGACATTACTCCAATGCAGACATACATGTATTGGGAAACAAGAGATAACTATTACTTCATGACTCCTCAAGGATCATTTGCGACATATGCAAGTGACTTTGACAGAAGAATACCTAGTTACTATTATAACATGGCATATGATACTGCAGCAAGTGAACAGGATTATATGATGTCACAAATTATGTCGTTAAATTTGAATGCGGGTTTTGACACTATGGGCGCACTTAAGAATGGAGGGTATGTCAATACCGTTCATGAATTAGACTTTCTTAATAGATCTTTTATAGAAACTATTTACGATCATGCAGATGAAATTGAAAACACTCAAAATGGAATGATGCCAGGAAACGCAAAAACTTATTTACGACACGACACAAATTTTGTAGATCAGTATCTAAGCTCTGGCCCTGTTACGTTAGTATTAAAGGACTATAATTCTCCTGGAGTAGCACAAGAAAGTAACTCTCCTTCTGGTGCAATTAGAGAGACACAATACTATAACGAGTTAATAACTAAAAATCAAACAAACGTTTTTAATTTAGAAGAAAACTGTGTGAACTTAACAGTCAGAGGTGCATTTAACTTACGTGCCGGTGGATTTATAAATTTAGTTATACCAGAATTTGCTGTTGAAAGCACAACTCAAATATATGAAAATGAATTCTATAGTGGTATATATATGCTTTTGGCAGTCACGCATAGATATGAAGAGAACAATTATTATGCAGATTGCATTGCAAGTAGGGCAGGTTTAGGTTCTGATCCCAATCAAATATCCACAAGAAATAGAAGAGTAATAGATAATAATTTGTCCACATACATTAATATCGGCGATGAGCGTTTGGTTGATGGAATTAATATACGTCGAGGAGATAATTGATAATGTCGAGTTCTTTTAGTCCAATGTGGTTTGTGGGAGTTGTAGTGAATAACGTCGATCCCCTAAACTCAGGTAGAGTCAAAGTACGTGCGTTTGGAATACATCCACCACCACCAGAAGCAAGCGGCAGAGGACGTGAGCAATCATCGTCAACTAATCCTAAACCAGAACCTTTTGTTGACGATGAAGATCTGCCTTGGGCGCCAGTGCTTCAATCAGGAGTTGGTTTAGGTCTGCCAAAGCCAGGTGACTGGGTATTTGGTTGCTTTATGGACGGAAGAGACGCACAGCATCCTATGATAATGGGCATCATACCAGGTGGTCAGTTAGGAAAGCCTTCTGCCACCGAGGGAGGAGACGCATACACTCCTGCACATAGAGACGTTGTTGAACATTTTGGTGACGCTCCAATGGATCCAAACATCACTGGAGAAGATATATCAAAAACCAATGCAGTTAATTTACAAGCAAACTGGCCAGAAAGATTTAACGTTGGCAACAGAGATGGCTGGCAACCAGCAGATCCTCAACTAGCAGAGCGAGATCCTGATGCAAGAGTTCTGAGATCTAAGAATGGTTTAAATAAAGTTGTTGTCAATAACGATAAAGTCGTTTTTCAGAATGAAGAAGCCCAAGTGCAAATGGACAGCGCAGGCAACGTCACAATATTTACATCCGCATCTGCTCAAATTGTTGGAGGAAATATTCAGCAAGGAACAGAAGGCAATCACGACACGAATGCGAAGAATAGATATACTGTAACTGTTACTGAAGGCGGAGTTTATTTCGACGTTAATGGCGACTTCGAAGTCGATTGTTCTAATTTTAAAGTCAACGCAAGGGATCGTGCATACATTAATGCAGGAATGGCATTAGATTTACAAGGAGCGCAGGTTCACGTTTCAGCGATAACAGATAATATTGACATATGGTCAAAATCGAAACTGCGCATGTATTCTGGAGATATCTCGACATGGGAAGTTGGATCGTTTGAAGGAATGTACATCACATCAAAACGTGTTAATTGGTTTAATGCGTTAGATTTTAAAATCACATCTCTTGTTGCCCTTGATATTAATACACCGGGACTATTAAGAGTCCAAGGAACAAAAGCGTCATTTATTGGCACCGCACTGGCAGACTTTAAGTCTAATGGTATGGCAAATGTAGGAGCACCTGTAGTTAATGTTGGCACAATTGCTAAATTGGGTTTACCTCACGTTCCTCCTACTCCAATAACACCACTGCAAGTCGCACTGCCTATTGGTGTTCCTTTAGGTCCTCTTAGTGAACAGTTCGCAACTGTGCCAAATCTTCCAACACTAGAAGGATCGAATATCAAAGTTGGAACGACAGATGTCAAATCAACAGGAGTTTCGGCGTCAGGCATATCAGCAAGTCAGGTAGACGATGATGAATAGGAGAATAAACTAATGTCTTGTAAAGCAACTAGACCACTAGTAAGTAGACAAGATACTGCTTTCATTGTAGGAAGCAGTGTGAACTTTGGAGTGGATACGTCCCTACTTGGCCTGAATTCCGATAGCGATTTGAATTCAGGCGTTGTTAGCGGTGTTGGATTCTTGCCTAGAAACATTTTAACTTCTGGTGAGAATACTTTTAATAGCTTTGGTGCAAAAAGAGCATTAGAACTGGCATCAAACAACATCACTAATGAAAGCTTAAGTCCTGCAAGCGATGATATAGGACTATTCAGTGAGTATCTATCTCAAGAAAATGTGTATTCAGCACTAGGAACAACTCCAGGAGTTGTTGATGCAATTGCAAAAAACGCAATGGAGATTTTGCCCTATTTAGATTTAGAGACATATCCTACTCTGAATGAGAAGATAAAAAATGGATCCGGGTATCTAAATCCTTTCGATATTGCTGAAATGATGAACGTTGTTGGATATGATCCAAACGATGTTTTGAATATGCTAAAAGATCAACCAAGAGATAGAAATAGCATTAATTCAGATGTAAACGATTTCTTTGGGCAGTTAGATTTTTATAACAATAACTTTTTAAGTGCCGTAAACGAAACAAGCAAGTGTGATTCTTTATATAAAATATGGCAGGCCTTAGTTAAGATAGAATTGCTTATCGTCTCTGCTCAAAACTTTATTGCGAGACTTAGACAGTTCAACATTAAAGAACTGATAGCGAAGTTGACTGATATTGCCAAGCTCGCTGAAGAGTTTATGAAAGAGCTTGCAAAAAGAATAATTGCTCGCCTTAAACAACTTGCAGCTAAGATCATAGCTAAAATCGAAGGCTTTGTGAATTCTGTGAAAAGCCTTGTTAAAACCATCAATAAAAAAATGAAAGAGATGGAAGAGTTCTTCACTGAAGAGAACATAAAAAAGATAGCTGCAGACTTAAAGGCGCAGATTAAGGAATTGACTTCTCCGCTGAGTTTGGCTGGAAGCATTGTTGGTGTTCTATCTACTATAGCATATACTATATGGAGACTATGTAAGTTAATCGAATCAATTAAAAATCTGTTCACTAGTCCACTTAATGGTTTTCAAGATCTGGTTTCTAAAATCACAAGGGCACAGATATTGATTGAAGCACTGGACTTTAAAAGAGGAAGTGGTGCAGCAGAAAACGGCGCATTAAGATTGGCGCCAAACGTTGTGGATGCAGTCAAACAAGAACTCACTCGAAAGGTAAATAGTCTTAATCCTTTACTGCAATACACGCCAACTAACTCTGACGTTGGAAACTTTCTACAACTTCAGAATATAACGAACAGCGTGAGAATAGTGAGTGGAGGTTACGCTGCAGACAGCATCAAAACAAGCGTTGATAATATTATTAAAGGCCAAGTTGAAGTATACACGGCACAAGCACAAACTAGAGGCGGAAGTGGTCTATCAGGAGATGCTGGAAGCGTATCAGATCCCGCTGGTAGTCCTCCTCCTATTCCTCCATTAGTGCCTTATGTGGCAGAAGGAATAAGTTCAGAAGAAACCAATTGGGTGATGAGCATAGACGAAAACTATAATGATGAATTTAATTTCTCAACTTCCGTCAAAAATATGCACAGCCGTGTTCTTGCTGATATGAAAAAATATAGAGGACAAAATACTGAGGCTGCTAGAGCTAGACTTGCAGCATATAATGAAGGCCATAATTATGATGGTGCAGGGTGGAAACACGTACAAAGAATGCATCCTGATGTCTTTATAAGTCTTAGGCGTGTTGTCAATAGGATGAGATCCCACTTTGGCAAAAACTATAACTTCAGAATTAATTCTGCATTTAGGAATAAATATTATAATGTCTTCATCGTAGACGGTGCTGCAAGAAGTATGCACATGAGCGCTATGGCTCTTGACATTAGTATTACCAACACAGGAGTTGGAACACTTTCGACAGACGAACAAAATGTTTTTGGATATTTTGCAGCATCTGAGGGCTTTAATGGATTAGGACTGTATAGTTCATTTATTCATGTTGATAAAAGAAGTTCTGTGGTCACATGGAAAAAATCTCCTTCAGGCGAGCAGTTAAGAAGGGTTTGGCCTAATTTTGATGCATATGAAAGTACAGGAAGATATCCTAACTTAACAGCACCAAGATAAATAAATAGAAGCATAACTTTAGGATAAGTAAATGGCTAGCATATTAACAGAATTAGGAAAAACCAAACAAGTCTTTAGTGACGTGCCTGGCAGCCTTCAGTTGAACCCGGTCAATAGAGATTTGACCAAAGTGGTAAATGAGCAGTCTGTTAAGCAGTCCATAAAAAATCTACTGCTCACCAATAGGGGAGAAAGACTTTTTCAGCCTAATATAGGAGGAGACCTCAGAGCACTTTTGTTCGAAAACGTTACTCCAGCAGTTATATCTATTGCCGAAAAAGAAGTTATCAGAATGCTTGGATTATACGAGCCTAGATGTAACGTCTTGGAAGTAGTAATCAACGGCGATATTGATACTAATTTTGTTAGAATAACAATAACTTTTACTGTCATAAATACTTCAGAAGTAGTTGAATACAGTGTACTGTTAGATAGGATACGATAAATGGCGAACACACCAATAGAAAATTTGGATTTCGAAGAGATAAAATCTGAATTTGTAAAATTTTTAGGATCGCAAGATAAGTACAAGGACTATAATTTTCTTGGCTCTAACATGAATGTCTTGTTAGATGTTTTATCGTACAACACATTCTATAATCAGTTTTACAATAATATGGCCCTGAATGAAATGTTTTTGGACACAGCACAGCTACGAAACAGTGTTGTGAGTCACGCAAAGGCATTGAATTATCTTCCATCATCTACTAGGTCTGCACACGCATTTGTTAACTTAGTTATAACAGCCGATCAACAGTCTAATTATTTTAATATTCCAAAAAGAACTGTCTTCACTGCAAAATGTGGAGATAAAACATATCCTTTCACTACAGATCAGAGTTACACTGCAGTTAGAACAGGAGACACACAATTTACCATAAATGGTGTGAAGATCTTAGAGGGCAGATACGTCAATGAGATAACAACAGTTGATGATTTGATATTGAAGAATAACAGTGCAGACACCACAAGCATTGAAGTATACGTTAACGATGTGCAGTATACCTTTCAAGATGATATATTTGATGTGGCAGCAGACGACACAGTTTTCTATCTTCAGGCAGAAGATAATGGATTCTATAGCATCTACTTTGGCAACAACACTTTCGGAAAACAGCCTTTAGCTAATGATAGAATTTCAATAACATACAGAGTTGCCTCTGGAGAAGAAGCTAATGGAATAAGCTCAGTTGGAATAAATTCGACTAACATTAATGGCGCATCTTCAATTGTTGCAAGACTCCTAACTACCTCAGCTGGAGGAAGAAATGCAGAGGGGATAGAATCGATAAGAAGATATGCTCCTAAGAGTATACAGGTTCAAAATCGGGCTGTCACAGCGAATGACTATAAGATCATTCTAAAAAGACGATTTCCAAACATAAATGACGTGTCTGTCTTTGGTGGCGATAAAGTTTCTCCACCTCAATACGGAGCAGTATTAATTGCTGTTGATTTAGTTGGTGGTCAAAGACCTTCGAATACGGATTTAGGACAATACCGAGCGTTTCTGTCCGACAAAACACCTTTAACTATTGAAGCGATCTTTACTCCAGCAAAATATTTGTACATTGACATGGACGTGAAAGTTGTTTATAATAGTAAAATAACAAGTCTTAATTCAGAAGACATGAGAGTAGCAATTCAGAATAAAATATTAGAAGTTGGAGAATCGTCATTTAATGGATTTAATTCGTCTTACTTGCAGTCCACTCTATTGTCAGTGTCGATATAACTGCGACACCTTATTTAGAATATAGTCCTATATTAAACATTATTGAGAGTCCAGAATTTAATTTTGGAAACACTCTTAAAAAATCATATGCTTTAAATGAAGAGTTGGGTTTCTCGAATTATGAGCCTGCAGTCTTCTCATCAGTGCTTCTAATTGAAGATATTCAGGTTCAGTTACAAGATGACGGAAACGGAAACATATTAGCAACAACCGTCAACGTTCCTGACAAAACAATTCTAAAAAGAAATGTCGGGACAGTTGACTATGATACAGGCATAGTCAGATTGACAAACTTTAGCGTTACTGGATTTTTTGGATCTGCCATCAAACTTTACGGCAGAACAGTCTCTAAAAATATCTTCAGTGAGCAGGATCGCAATCTTGAAATTAGAGTGTCGGATATATCCGCCTCTGTTTCACCAATGTAATCAGGAATTTTGCGACAATGATTAATCCTTCTAAAGAAAGAATCTCTCACAAAATCAGAGATCAGTTTCCTGAAATATTCAGAGAGACTGCAGCCGAACTGGTAGAGTTTGTTAGTACGTATTATAGCCATTTAGACGATGTGCTACAAAAAGACTATTTTAAAATATATGATATCGATACGACTTATGATCATTTCTTAGAATACTTTAAAAACCAGTATTTAAACGGAATTGATATTCCTGAAAACGTAGATGTCAAGTTTTTGTTTAAAAACATACACGACCTCTACAGAAGAAAAGGCACTGAAGAAGGAATAAGATTATTATTCAACATATATTTTGGAGAAGAACCCGAAATATACTATCCAAAAGTTGCGCTGTTGGCACCATCAGCATCTCAATACACTCAAGTTAACTATCTTGAGATGAGACCTGTTCAAAAAATTGATGATTATGATCTTGAAAAAGGCATGTATATCGAAGGACAGGTTAGCGGCGCCCGTGCTTTTGTCCAGAATATTGTGTTTAAGAATTTGTTTGGCGAAAACGTGCCAATAGTCTATCTCTCAGATAAACAAGGAGAGTTTACTGCTGAGGATAGAATAATTATTCTTAATAGAGACGGCACATTTAATAGATATTCTAATGAAAGAATACAAGGATCATTAAGCGACATTCAATTCTCAGACACCGACACCTCTTCTCCTGGCAACGCTATCGGAGATATATTGAATGTTGTACCGGCATCATCAAGCTCAAAAGGATTTGCAGGCACTGCTATCGTAAAAGATGTTACAACATCAACTTCAGGTGCCATTGACATATCTGTGATTGATGGTGGATATGGATACATACTGCCAAAAGTAGAAGGAACAGGAACTCTTGTTTCAGCGATATCGTATGAAAGCGATATTGATAAGATAGTTTTTAATAGAGACACCAGCTACACTGGAGTACCTAACACAGATCAGGCAGTTTATTTTCCAGCAACACAGCGATACTATGGCATCGAGTCCATTGAGGTACCTCAGAATATAGATACCGTTGGCGATTGGTCAATATCCACTTTCTCTGATTCTTCACTTAATGTGCCTGTCTTTGTGACAACAGAAGATTCTAAGATCTATATTAAAGTTGATACGAATGGTCAGCACACAGACAGCGTTAAGGTGAAGTATAATGACATCGGCGTGTGGAGAGAAGATTACTGGAAAAGAAAATCACCTGTCAGAAAGACAGGTGAGAGAAAAAGCTGCTCATTTAGCAGCAACTTTTGGGAGCGGTAAGTTTTTCATCGTTAACCCGGAAGATAAAAGTCCTGTAGATTCTCGACAC